AAGTAGATGAATGGCGGAGCTTCCTTTCTCAGCCGGTTGAGGTGAATCAGGATCATCTGGAGTCGTTCCGGAAGACTTTTAGGTCAAATATTCCACCTGGTTGGAATACACGTCCTGGTTCATTTATACCTAATGGCAGTGCTTCTCTCCTTCACTCAGTTAAGACTGGGGGTAATTGGAATGAAGAGTCATTTTCTGACAGGTGTCGTACGGCTCTGGTCTTCTCTAAGGGAAAACCGAGAATCGTCACCTGTTACTCTTCATACAATACTGAGGTTCTCACCCCCCTTCACTCTTCCCTTTACAGTTTCCTTGGCGACATGGGTTGGCTTCTCGTGGGAGATCCAACTGAGGAACATGTCATGTCTTTGAATGGTAGTGGTCCTTTTAACAGTTTTGACTATACTGCTGCCACTGATTCAATTAAGAAGGCCTACGTACAGGCTGCCATTGAGGAACTGATAGACACTGCATTTGATCTGGATTTCGAGCAGGCCAGATGTATGCGTGTCCTCGGCGAATTACGTCTCTTCGACCTGGAGACGGAGATTCTTGGTGCTGACTACCCGGAGGGGTATCAGGATTTCAACCGTGGACAACCTATGGGGAGTGTGTTGAGCTTTCCTTTGCTTTGCCTCATTAACAAGACCTGTGTCGACATGTCACTCACCGATCTCTATCTGGCCCGTAAGATTAGTTTCGCTGAGTGGTCTTCGCACAGGTGTAAGATTAATGGGGATGATCTTCTCATCCGTGAGCCCAGAGAAAGGACCGACCTTCGTTCTGCCGTGGTACGGAACGGCACAGAAATCGGTCTGTCTGTCAACGAGGAGAAGAGTATGGTCTCTATGGAGGTGGCAGAGATAAACTCAACTCTATTCTCTAGTGGTGGCCGGATGAAAGAGAAGAAGACTAATGCTTCTGCGATTTATATGAAACCGGAAACAGAAGATGTCCTCGGGCTTGCCTTTGAGTCATCTAGGACTGTCCCCGGTTTTGTCAGGATTGTCAGAGCAAACGCAAAACTTCTTTCTCTTCAGGAGGAAAAGCATTTGGAGAAACTTCCGTATCCTCATATCGCGGCTTGCCGTAAGGATAGAAAGATTCGGAAGGCCTTGTTCTCGGGCCCTTCCAGGAGTAAAGCTCAGATTGACAATCTTTTCCCTGTTGTGAAGAAACCTCCGGGTTACGTTCTTCAGAGGGAAGAGGAGCTTTCCGTGATAAGGGAGGAGGTGAGGCGATTAAGGTCGCGGGGAATTGCACTGAACATAAAAAAAGCAGAAGATAAAAGAAAGAAGAGAGAAAAGATCAGTGTCGTACCTTGCAGGAGAACATGGCGATCACTTCTAAAACGTAAAGCTCCTCAGGAGGAGATGGTATTGTCTATCCTGGAGAAGAAATATTGGCTTAACGTTAAGGAGGTTGGTTTGCTTGACCCGGATATCGTGTGTCCTCGAGTTGATGATTGGTTTTCATTTCACGATGAGAGTCTTTTTGTCAGCAAGATCGATATGCTTTTATCTGCTCTTAAGTCCTGCGGGATTAGCTCGAAATTGCGTTCGTCGTTGTCTGATGGTTGGTCTGGTGACTGGCTTCCATTAGTTGACG